ATGGCTGAAAATAATCAAAATAGTCTCGTAACAAAGATAGCTACATACGGTAGTTTTATTGCAATTGCGTCGTTTGTCATTTTATTTATAAGTATATTTTTAAAGTTTTCATTTAATATCGAGTTTACAGCAACAATTATGAACATATGTCGCTATACTTTGATTTTAGGATTTATACTAATGTCCTTACCTGATGTTGTTGATAAAAACATCAAGAAAATTATATTCGATGCATTTATTATCATCGTCTTTATCTTCTTTTTATTATAGTCGTTTTATTTTGTAATTACACAGTTAATCATATTTGTTTCGTATCGAATTCCCGTGTGCATTAAAGATAATTCTAATATAAAACAGCAGTAAGTACTTTTCTGAGTGATAGCCTCCTTACTGCTGTTTTTATTTGTAACAATATAATGACAGGTACTTTATATTTCACTGTCAAAGATCTTTAATGATTAACTCACTTAAATTATGATTTGAATAAATAGATATCTAAATGCAATTTGTCACTATTGATAGTTTTATTATCAGCATACATTTTTAATACCTCATGACCATACTCACCATTTAAATTATAAAAATCATATTCTACATTTTTTTCATCATCATTATGATATTTAACATACCCTTTAACAATGTCGCCACCTTGTTCGTACAACTTATACTTCTCATTCAAATAATTTCTTAATTGAACATCTAATTCTTGAATGGTAACAATTTTCTTTTTCGTTTTTACTGCAGTTAGTTCTATTTCTGTTTGATGTCCGTCAATCCATAAATTACAAGGTATATTCTTATAATCATCGTACTTATTATTGTCACTAAAAGTAACACCACCATAACTACATTGCGTTTTATTGGCTTCTCCCCCATGACATCCGTATCCATAATTTCCAGCAAATATATCGATATCCTTATTTATAAATTTCTTTGAAAGTGCCTCATTTTCGAATTCAACTTTAAAATCTTTTTTCCAATCATCATTTACGAACATGTCATGAAATAACAAATCATGCTTCAACAGTCTATCGTTTGTTTTTTTATTTTCAAGATCAGTTGGATTAGCAAATGACACCTTAGCATTATATAGACGCTTGGAATCAAGTTTACTTTTATGATGTAAGTCTGAATATTCGATTGCACTTGCTGAATTTGTAAAAATTCCTTCTAACAATAATATTAAAATAAATCCTGTTAAATATTTAACTTCAAACTCCCCCAAAACAATTATTAATTTACATTTGAGAGCGAGATATAAATGATAAAGAACCACATATGGTTTATTATGTAGTGGTTCGTGAGCCCACAATTTTGATTATGTATCACGCTCATAATACTTTTCAATTTGAAATACTCTGTTCGCAATTATTAGTTGAGTTATATCAACCAGTACAGTGTAAACTTAAAAATTCCAAACCGTTTAACAGTATATCAGAAAAAATGATAATTATTTCAATTATTTTTATTAAATTTCATAATGATTCATATAATATTCGCATTAAAACATCACAATACTGATACACAACAAAAAGAGCAGTACATTTGTCATGCACCACTCTCAACAAATATATTTTTTCAATGAAGCAATTACGCGATCTTACAAACACTATAGGTATAACTGAATCACATATTACATTTATTTTATAATCGAATTTAGAAATTCATCACTTATCTCATAAATTGTTGGTCTACTTTTAATTTTAACTAAGTAGTTACCAAATTTTTTAATTGTATTATTAATTTTTACTCTTCCTACTCCCAATATGTTTTCTAAATCAATTAATGTTAATCTATTTCTTTTATTTCCAAACAATTTATCCATTGAAAGGAGATATAAAAATTCATAATCTATCTGTTTATAATGACTAGTTAAATAAAGCGTTAATTTTTCAGTCGCATCCATTTTTGGTATTAACTCATCAAGTATTCTTTCTTGTCCTGCTATCAATAACTCAAGCATTGTGTCAATAAATTCCGTCAAATCACCACAATTCAAATGATTTGAAGCAGTCATAAACGCCTTGTAATATTTCGATTTATTTCTATTTATGACATATGAAAATGTCAAAGCAGTATAATTATCATAATAATCACTCAAGAGCTTGGCAATTATAAATCTTCCAACTCTACCATTGCCATCATAAAAAGATGGTAAACCGGTCATTCTCTAACGTACACGAGCGTCCAAAAACACTGTTGTATCAAGGTTTTTGTCATTTTTAACCTTTTAGATTTTCCACAAGCGTTTGCCCTTTTTCAAATAATCTGCCCTTTTTTTGCCCCGAAAAAACGCAAAAAACAACCACACTCCTAAATTAATAGGTGGTGTGGTTTTTTTGGTTGTGTGGGTATAAAAATAACCGCATCAATAAAGATACGGTTAAAATAAATCAGTTGCAAATGCATCAAAGATAGATTTAATCTCATTAAAAAGTCGATTGTTCGTTTCATTTAAATCACTAATGTAATTTCTGTGAACATTCTTGCTATATACAGTACTAACCTTATGACACCTAACAAATGATGGAACGTTATTCAAATTTAACAAATTACAAGTTTCATCGTTTACTTCAAAATCATATATAGAATGTCTTTTGCTTTCATCACTTATTTTCGAAATAGGCAAATAAGTGAAATCACAAGGGAATTGATTCTTTTCGCAACCTATTATTAAACCAGGCCTAGATTTAAAAGCAACTTTTGCGCTTTTCACATCATAATAAGGTAATCTTATTTTAACGATTTTACCTATATAGTCATGAGGGGATCTAGTGTGCACTAATAAATTCCTCCTCATCTAAATCTTCAAATTCATCTATATACATATCGTAACTATAATCATATAATCTTATTTTGTTTGCATCTTCTTTGATATCCTCAATTGCGAGATTTCTATACCCTCGTTCATTAGCACTTAAGCCTTTACGGCTATTAAGCCACGAAATTTCTTCGTGTGATTTCTCTCTAAGAGCCCATGTTGCATATTTACCATATTGATAAATAGCATTCTCGATTATAAATTCTTCAGTATCATTAACTTTATTTCTAGAAGTATTGTCTTCCACAAAGTAATCAAATAACCCTCTTAAGGACGGTAAAACTGGACCATGTACCCAACCTTCAAATTGTTCATCGATTATAGCGTTCCCTGTTAAAGCAATAGAAGTTTTCTGGATATAGTACATTAATTTATGCACTTTCATCTCGTCTCCCACTATGCTGTTTCCGGTAATTTCTTGATATTTTGTAATCAAGTTTTGAGCTATAACGTATGTGTTATTAGGTTGCCATTCCATACTAACCACTCCTTTCATTTTTTATAAAATAACCTTTACTTTATTCTTAAAATTTTGTAAGTCTTCCATTGTTTTTAAACGTTGAGCAAAAACATTAGATCTATTGAATTGAGCATCTTCACTTTTATTCATGGCATTCACTAATTTTTCAGCTGCTTTGTTATTAAATTTATAATCTGTAGTAAAACTTTTTGTAGCCATACTACTCACTTCCTCATTTTCATCATTTGTCTATCGGGTATACCTTGTCTACCTGTTTAAAATGTATCATGAAAGTATATTTTCGACAATAGATTCGATAAAATTTCTTTAGTATCTATGATTTTACTCTTAAATTAATTTTTTTCCTAATAACATAAAAAAACAACCACCCAGTAACTAGTATGAGTGGTGTAGCGACTGTAACAACTCTATGTTATCAAGATATATGTATCGAGTGATGACAAGGAAGATGTCTCCTGTGAGACCAACAGTCAGATACATGGCCTCTGCCCGGCTATATAGTTCACTCCTACTATATAAAAGTAAGTATAACATAAAAAGCACCCCGTAAACTGTTATACGGGAATGCTAAAGTCATATATACTACGGGGAGTAGTATGAAAACTATGCTCTCTATCGCAAGGAAAAAACACCCAGTGACATGCTTGGGTGAACAAGGATAGATGTAAATAGTTGATGCATGTGTAACACATCATAACAAAGAACTAGCCCGAAGGCTAGCTATAACATAAAAAAATAGGCAAGTACCGAAGTACCTGCCTGTTATCTACATTTAAATCTTGAGAGAAATGTTAAAAAGTGTATAGGAATATTAACATCCATCCAAATAGTTATTTAATAACTGTAAGATTCCCTATAATTAATGTAGCAAAATTTTTATTCTAAGTAAATACTAAATCGTGCTAAACTTACCAAAACTACTTATTCTATTACCTGCCTTGTCTACCTCTCCTGTCGCTATATAACGACGTTGTCCACTATTAGCAATATAAGTAATCCATCTATAACCATTAATACAATATGCACCGTCATACGTAATTGTTGTGTTGTTGGGTAATACCCCTGTAATTCTTGAATTAGTTGAATAACCGTCTCTTACATTATTACCTTTAACATTAGCTACTGTGTAATTGCCTTGTTCTTTTTTATAAGGGACATTATTCTTATCGAGTGTATAACCTGCTGGCACTGGTGGATTTTTTTGGTTTTTAGCTGATGTTTTAACATTACCAGCTACCAAACCACCTATAGGCTTACCATGAATCGCACCGGCTATTAATTTAGAATACAAGTCATAGTTTTTCTTAATCCAATCCATATCATTTTTATTAGTAATAAAACCTAATTCAGATAAACGATAATTTATATTTATTTCTGCTGATACATTAACATTTAGTAAATCATTACGAGGTGTCACACCTCTTATTTGTCCTAAGTTATTTTTAATAACATCTTGTATACTTTTATCAATAGTATCTGCATTGAATTGACTTGAGATAATAACATGCCCACCACTTGCGCTTTCTCCTGCTGCGTCTAAATGTATTTCTAGAACAATGTCATACCCCTGTGATTTAACCCAATATAAGCCATAATCTTTTTTATTGCCTACATTAACACCGTATGCAGTATCTTGATACATATCTTGTGATTGACTTGAGCCACCGTATAATGCAACTTCATGTCCTGCATGTCTTAAATACTTAGCGATATTAGGCGTTATATATTTACGTATAAAATCGCGTTCGTTTGTTCCGTTTCCTACTGCTCCAGGATCGTTATAACCATGACCGGCTACAAGCATAATTTTTTTAGGTTTAATTACTGCCTCTTTTTTTGTAGTCGCTTGCTTAATAATACCTTTAGCTTTATTGCCAACGCTTAAGTTGTTAGGGAAGTTTAACCTAATAAAATACATTGGATTGTCATAATAATGAACACGTCTTGTCACAGTTTCAGGACCCCAACCAGGTTGCGCAACGCCATTAGTCCAACCTTTACCGTTCCAGTTTTGACCAAATGATGTGAAAGTATTTAAATTTGCGCTCTCAACAATTTCAACGTGTCCAGCTCCGCCACCATACTTTGACGGGAAAACGACAATATCCAACTTTTGCGGTAAAAAGCTGTCATAGTTTTTAATTATTTGACCATATTTTTCAATCTTTGCTTTATTATCAAACGGGATATTATAAGCATATAAACCTTGCAGCCTTTCGCCTGTCGCTAACATAAAGAACATATTGGCGTAATCATAACACTGAAATCCATACCAACCATCTGGGTTGAATTGTTTCCCTAATGAATTGTCAAACCATTTTTCTGCTTGATTTTTTGTCATTAACATATATCAACCACCTACCCTAAATCATTTGTGTCGTTCATATTCGTAGGTGTCATTACTTCTTTAATAGGTGCTTGTCCTGTTGCTTTTCTATATTTACTTTCAGCTTTATATTTCTTTAATTTTTGATTCGCCCATTTCCCTTCTTGAGATGTTGGATTGTCTTTATACGTAGTATATAAAGCAACAACAGTAAGTATTATTGATGATATAGTCTCATCGTCTACTGGAATCGGGCTAATACCTTTGTTCGCTAAGAATTGATTTACTAATGCTAAGATCAATACGATGTATCTTGTTATTACTTTTGCATCCATTTGTTTGCTCCTTTTATCCAAAATAAAAAGCCAGTGCCGAAGCACTGACTCTTAAATATTACTTACACTTACCAAACCAGAAACACGCCCAAAAGCTATATCCTAAAATTCCCTTAAGCATGGTAATCACCTCCTTTAAATGCCAAAAATAGTTTTTAACAAGGCTATAACAAATGTACTTAGAATCGTCCCTATTAATCCTAGAATCCACATCTTAATGTCTCTAATGTTTTTGGCATTTTTTTCCTTATTTTTTTCATCTTCTTCTTTGTCGCGCTTTAATTCTTCAAAATTTCTATCTAATTTGTCATAAATCTTTTCTTGCGCTCTAAGACTGTCTTCTATTCTGTCGAATTTTTCAAACATAGTCTTATCATTTTCTTCTAATCGCGTTAAACGCCAATCTTGTTCGTGTCGTTTGGTAAATCCAAACATTACACCACCCACTTTATTCAAATTAAAAAGCCGTAAGATTATAACCTATGACTCTAGATTTTCTGGATACTTTTCTCCTGTAATAATTGCATATTCCTCTTTATCTATAACTTCCATATCTACATACCACGCTATATCTTCTTTACTATATTCTTTCAATTGATACCATGTTTTAATATCTTCGAATGTTGGTGAAATTAATTTAAGCATTTTCAGTCTCTCCTTTAACCTCTTCTAATTTTTTATTAAGTGTCACAAGTTGTTTTGCCATTAGTGCATTTTGCTTATTAACTTGCATCGATAACTTTGTACTTTGAACAACTTGTTTCTGCATACTAGCAACCATTTTCCGTAAGATGTCATCAGAAGCGACTGTGTTTTGTTCTTCACTGTCAATCTGTTGATGCAAGTCATCTTTTTCTTCTGAATAATCTTCGTTAAAAACTATTTCCCCATTTGAATATTTAAAGGCTTTAGGTCTAAAAACTTGAGAGAAATTTTCTGGTAAATTTTCAATATCAATACCTTCTTCAAAGCCACCAATGATAGCGTATGAAATTATCTCATTACGCTTGTTAACTAATATTTGCATTATTTTCTCACTCCTATAATTTTGTTGATTGTTCCTCTATTTGCATTGGCACCAGAACCTCTTTGACTTCCTAAATCAAAATAAACATCGTTCGATATCGTTAAAGATGTACGACTAGATTTAGTTAATCCAAACTCATAAACGCCTCCACCGTTACCATCATTATCCGGTAAATTTGATGGGTTCAATGAAATTTTTCCGCCACCAAAGGGGTTGCCAAACTCAGTAAAATCTCCCCCTGGAAAAGTTCCATAAAAAATTAACAAAATAAATTGATCTAAACTTTCATTAAGATATAATGTTGAGCCAACGCCATTTGCCGTCCCATCAAAAATAACTGAATATCTTTTATTAAACTTGTCATCTGTGTATAGTTTGGCGTTGCTTTCAGCCGTATTAGCTTTTGATTGCGCGTTTTGAACAGTTTCAAAAGGCGTATTGTAATCATTAAGGGCTAATTCTGACCAATCAGACCAAGAACCTGCTTCTTTTCTCTTAACAAATACTTTATTTGTACCATTTGGACGATATGTCATACGTTTGTAGTCGGAAGTTACTACTAAATATTCGACAATACCATTAGTGCTTACGCCTCTTGGATAATTTATGGCTTGTGAGACGTAAATAAATTGGGTTGAATCTCCTACTCTTTGTTCTGGATTATTAAAATCAAATCCAGTAATCTGTGTTATTTTACCGTCGTCTTTAGTAATCTTAGATTTTTGCCAATTTGAAGTTGAACCACTTGTGACTAAACCGCCGCTATTCACTGACTGCTTGAAAGCCTCATGTTTCTCATCCATATATCGCTTTTGCTCATCAAATGTTCTTGAATAAGACTGAGCTTTATTTTCCAAATCGGTTATATGGCTATTAGCAAGTTGCTTTAATTCATCTATACTTGAAGATTTTGCTATTTGAATATCTGATAGACCTTTTTCTTTAGCTTTTTCAATCAGACTCGCATAATCTTCACCATTTTTTATAGCCTCGTCCATTGCTTTCGCACGATCCATAATAGTTTTTTCTAATTCCTGAAATTCAACAATATAGTGTAATTTTGTTTCAGATGGAATCATGCTAAACAAACTTTTTTCAACGTTAAATGTGATAGTTCTCTCGACAACTACCACGTCTGAATTACCTAATTCTGCAACCGAAACTTGAGCTTGATAACTTCCATCTCGTTTAATTACATCATTAGGTAATTGAAATTTTAAAATACCTTTAAATGGATCTAATATTTCTAGTGGAGCAACTACCATGACTCCTTTACCTCGAATCGCTATTCGTGCTTTGATATTTTCTTCACTCAATAATAACGGTTGATTATTTTTAGTGATATTAAAAAGAAGAACAGAAGAATCACTCTCTCCTGTTCTAAAAGTTATATCTAGATTTGAAATATTTTCATAATGCGCTGTGTTTTCTAAATTTATAGCTACAGATTTCTCTAAATTACTCATTAACTTATAATTCTCCCTTCGTGTAAAGTCCATGGCCCTGAACTTGTTTTACTATCATAATTTTTCAATAGTATCTCAGCAGATGCTGTAACACTATTACGAACTAGCCTATGAACAAAGCCACCTGTGTTTGAAGCTTCTACATATAAGTTCCAACCAGCTACCCCTTTACGTTCAGTTGGAAAATCTGTAAAACGTTTTGTATCATCCGTAGTTAAATAAAACGACATGCCTACTATGTTAATATCTGACATTTTTGTGATGAATGAAGGTACTCTCTCCCATTTACCACTATTTTTAGGCACATAATTCCAGTCCGAAATGTCTCCAGTTCTTCCAGAAAGCACCCTTTCAAAAGTCATCATATTCCTTGCATAACTATTACGCGTCAATATCTGAATTACATCACCGCCAGTTTGTGGTGGCTTAACTTCCAAGAACCAACCTGCATCACGCCATTCTCTTGGTAATGGGAAATCATCGATTTGAACTGTATGATCAGTGTATAAATAGTAAAGACCTGGCTCTGTTAACATCCCAAGATTCTTAAGTTTATCAGGCCTCATTGGTAAAGGTTTAACTCTACCACCTGTGTCACTCATGATAAAAGGAACGCCTCTTGAGTGAAGTATTTCTAAAATACCTCTTTGCCCAATCATGAAAATACGATGTGTTCTATTTCCATCACCACCGACAGTAACACCTAGCATCAAAGCTTTTTTACCACTATCTTTGTCATAGTATATTTGCAAACCTTCTGCTTCCGCAAATTCGCCAGGAAATGAATCTAGTGTTCCACCATAGTCAGCATTAACCTGATACGCTTCTTCTCCTGTTTCTAAATCGAAAGCCGTTAAATAGTTTCTATTATTTGGATTACTGTCTCCTGTATACCAATACAAGTATTTTTCATCAAAAGTCACACCCTGCATTGGTTGGGTTTCGTTTGTTAGTCTCATAGGGATACTGATTTTATGCAAAACTTTATCAATATTTTTATCAACATCGTCTAAACTTCTTATCTCTATATAATTCATTGAGTTTTCAAGTTCCCACTGACTTCTAGGTCTCTCAATTCTGTATAGAATTTTATTTTCTTTTTCATTTATGACAGGGGTGATGTAGGGTTTTTCTGGGTGTCCTGTAAATACATCTTGCATACCATACTTGCCATAGCTAATTTCCACATTAGGCGTATACTTGAAACGAACTAATGTATTCTCATTATTACCATTTAAGATAAAACTATAAATCCATAACTCATCATCAATATATCTATAACCGTTATGTGTACCATGACCCCCACCTACAATCAATGAGCTGTCTATAAATTGACCATTAGGTCTTAGACGACTTAGCATATAGCCATTATTTCTAGCTTGTGTCATGTATACTATGCCTGTTCTATTATCAAACCAGAAGGATTGCATTACTGCATTTGTAAGAGGTGCAAGTTCTGTCACAAATAAAAACTCTTGCTTATCAGGTTCAAAACGATACTCGATATCAAGAATTTCTTGTTTGGTCTTATTTAATTCTCTTATAGTTTCCTCTTTATTAATTTGAGTTTTGGTTTCCCAATCGTCTAAATGTTCTTTTAATGTGTCAAAGGTTTCGCCGTTTACATTAACTCGAGCTTGAACAATCTCATTAGCACTGTTATTACGTGGTGCCACAACAAGTGCGTTAATTTGACTTTGTAAAGATTTGTTTACTGCTGCTTGCGATCTACCATTATAATAAATTTGCTCAGCGAAGTGTTGCATTGTTTTAGCTTTCTGATGCAACTTAAACTCTGTTGTCAAGCCAAGCGCAAATTGCTCTATTCTTTGCAGGTTTTGAATTTCTTTAGCTCTATAATCTCGACCTGCTAAAGCTCCCAAATCCTTTATTAAATACAAATTTTCCATAATGCACCTTCCTTTCTAATAAAATAGCACTGTACCAAGTTTCCCACTATCGTCAACTGTTATTTTCCACAATTTACCGTTTGGGGATTTCTGTACAATGCTATTTTGAATAATTCCTGCTTCGCCTATTTTTAATTTATCTAATTTATTTTTATCATCTACCGAAATGATACCGTCTTGAGGCAATCCATCAATATCACTACTGCCTGCATAAGGTATCCCATTTATAGCTTTCCAGTGTGTAGCTGGAAAGTACTGTTTATCGTTTTCAAGTAGCGCTTTGATTTTAACTTCTTCTGTTGCCATTATATTAATACACTCCCTATATCCATTGTCTCGAAAGGAGAATTCAAAGTACTAGTGTATAAATGATTTATACGATTTGCTTGATAGTTATATCTATTATCTTGTGCAATAACTCGTCTGTTAAGTGCTTGTTGAATTTGTACCATATCTTTTATTTCATTGCTGAAAGACACTTCATCTATTGCGTTTACAAATGGATGTGACCTATCAAGTTTAACAACCTTTAATTCAGTGTTATATCCCATTAATTCATGAACAAAAAATACGCTATCTCTTGGCTCTATTTTTTCATAACCTATATAATTAACATCTAATTCAGTCTTAGGAGTATCATTTATTTGCTTTTTTGCAAATTCTAACAGCTTATCCTGTGTTTCGATATCTTCATTTGTTTGCGTATTAGCATATCGAATCCCAAACTGCTTTGCACTATCTGCGACGTAGTCGACAATTGCTTTGTATTGATTGCGACCTGAATTATCAGCAATTAAATTTAAGACTGTTGATTTTTCAGTTCCAACATACATACAAGGCTTAGCTTTTTTATTTGAAGATATATCAATTCTATTTTTGGGTCTTCTCCTAAAAATATCATTTCTAAAACGTGCTTGCCTTTATCAATATTTTTTATTAAATCTATTGTTTCAGACTGAACCGACTTAGCAAACAAGAAATTTGCTTAATTTGCTTGCCGTCTAAAATCAACTTATATATTCCACCTTGAGAGCCCTTTTTTATTGTAAATCTAACTGTTTCATTACCATACTTGCAATCAAAGTTAATAGTAGCTTTAGACCCAATTGTTTCGGTACGATAAGTACCTTCTTTTATAAAACCATTTGAATATTTAATGTCAGTTGTTCTAATAGATTATAATTTTTCTTTTCCTCAGCTGTATACTTTTTTCCAAAAACTTTTATAGCTGTTCTTAATTCCAATGTACTGACAGTTGCAGATACAGTATCAGTATTATATTGATATCGAATCACTTTCTCGCTTCTTTGATAAAATGTTTCAGGAGAATAAAAACCAATCTCTGTATCATTTGGGTAAATTATACAGCCAAACAGGTCTACCGCTTCTTTACAGTATTCTAAGCCGTTTTTGTTACCTAATTCGTCAATCGTACTTTTCGCTTAAAATCTCCAATTATTTATAGGTCATTTTGACCGAAGTTTTTTGATTTGCAAATCCATATCTTAAGTACTCATCTAAAGAGTATTCTGGCGTTTTACCAGTTTCGCTACTGTCGTCATCAAGCTTATTTGATTCACTGAGTGATTTTTGAAATTCATACATTATGTGATATGCCGTAACTTCAATAAAAACTTTATCACCTTCAACCTTTGGCGCTGTCTGCTTAATTGTATATTTCTTCACCATGATAAATTATGAGTTTTCACAAACAATCAAATCAAAAACAAAACTATTATGAGTAGTTCTATAAACTGTAAAGGTGATGTACCTAGCTTCATTCAGTTCATAATATTCTTTAAAAGAACCATAATCTACATCTAGTAAATTTTCAACAAATCAATTCATTAAAATCATTACTGATAAATGATCATGAAATCCATTAAATCACCTACCTATAAATAAAAGGAAACTTAAATGTAGTTTTAATATCACTGACGTCTCCTTTAATCTTAAATTCATTTTTACCTGGCGCTAATGTTATAATGCCTCTATTTGTATCAATTCCCACTCTATTATATCTCGATATGCATACACACCATCTAAAACAAAATCAGTGTTTTTTATCTATACTTTTGTTGTACTTAAAAATATCACCTGTTGTATAGTTAACCAGTTCAAATCCTCCACTCGCATTTAAATTAATTAATATTTTCAAATCGTGCTTGAATCGTGGATTTATCGTATCAGTAGAACCGTTCCAAATAGTAAATTGATTTGATGTATGAGTATATTT